CCCACCTAAAGCATTTTCATATTTCGGAACAATTGTTAAACGTTGGTGCATATTATATAATGGAAAAAATTATAATACAAAAATCAAAAATATACCAGTAGACGAATTAAATCAAGATGATAAATTTTCATACAATTTAGATATAGATCCCCCTAAAGACAAACTATCTATTTTCATGGAAAAGTATATAAGTCATATTGATGAAAATATTGAAAAATTATTTACCAAAGAGGCCGATCTTAAAATAGCAGATGCCGTTTTAAAACTATTTAAAAAGAGATCAAGTTTGGATGTTTTAGACAAAAAAACCATTTACATTTATATTCGTGAAATGGTTCCCGAAGCAAAAACACCAAAAATTACCAAAATAGCGGGAGTAATGAAAGATATATTTAAAGAAAAATATGTATTTTATTTGGAAAATGATTATATAAATTTATAAATCTTTACACCCTTCATATTTATTATAAAAAATAATACACATGAGTAGTTTAGATTCACATATATTCGGAAAGAAAAAATTCTCTGATATCCTTCAAGAAATATATAATAACCAAAAGAAAAAAGAAGCACAAATCTCTGCTCTTATAGGAGAGTTAAAACCATTAATAACAGACATAGGAGATGCCACTTTAATTGTCCCCCTAATTAAAGAATACATGGAATTAGGTCTTAAAAATGATGAACAATTAATCAAAATGGCTACTATTATCCAGAGAGCAGTTTCAACAAATAAAACATCTGAAGAAGGATTTGGAATGTCCGACGAGGAAAAAGCACAATTATTTGCAGAAGTTGAAAAATTTAACCCACCTAAACAATGACATACGCTAAATTTGGATTTGCAGCACAGGTAAAATCTACTGTACAGCAAAATTCCAATTCATCACCAAAGTCTAGTAATAAAAAAACATCTTCAATATTAGTTAGGGTTGTAGAGGTAGTTTTAGATGAAAATCATAATGATGTTAAAGATAAAAATATTGATGCTGCATTAAGTTCTATAGGTCTTATTACTTGTACCCCTATTGATCCTAATTCAGGAAATACCTTTTATAAAGCTTATCCCATTAATTCTAATAAAACCAACATTCCATTAATTAATGAAACTGTATTACTAACTCCTTCCCCATCCCCCAATTCAGCCGGAGGAATTATGTGGTTTTATGGTGATCCAATAGCGCTTTATGGTAATTCATCTATTAATAATAATTCATCCCCCCCTATTATAGTTAAAATCCCAAAATCACTAACCAATAATTATAGTACAACTCAATTAGGTTCCCCCATACAATCTGATATCCCACAGGAAAAATTACCACTTAATTCTCAAAATAATCCCAGCCAAGCTACATTTGAAGAAAAATCAAATATTAATCCACTCATGCAATTTGCAGGGGATATAACATTTGAAGGTAGATTTGGTCAAAGTTTAAGATTTGGAAATACAGCTAAATCAAATAGTAACTATAAAAATAATTGGTCTGAATCTGGTGAAAATGGAGATCCTATAACCATATTGAGAAATGGTAATTCGAAAGATATTAAATTAAGTACTAATATTCCTATTACTGAAAAATTAAAGGATGATCTATCATCTATATATTTAACATCATATCAAATGATTCCTATAGGATTGGCTAATGAAAATTTCAAATCATATTCATCCAAACCTATTACACCTGCATCATTTAATAAACCACAAAATATATTAAATTCAGATAGAATAATAATTAACGCGAAATCGGATAGTGTATTAATAAGTGCACAGAAATCGGTGGGTATATTATCTAATGATATTAAAATAGGTTCTAAAGATGCAACCGAATCAGCATTGCTGGGTGATCTTACAGTATTTTATATAGAACAATTAGCTCAAGCTACAAAAATGTTAGCACTTGTAATAGAATCAAGTCAATTATTTCCTGGAGGAGTTCCAATGCCTAATAATGCTGGTTTATTAGCTGGTCAAAATGCATCTGTAGTAATACAAGATGTTTTAAGTAATTTAAATAGTCTAAAATCTAAAATAGTTAAAGTTAAATAGATATTATGGCCATAATAGTAAGACAAACAATAACAGGAACTATATATAATTCAGATTCACCTACAGAAGTCATAAGTGGTGCATATGTTAAGTTAATGGATTTAACTGTATTTCAAAATCAATTTATATCATCTTCCCATACTTATACAAACCCACAAGGAACATTTGAATTACCTATAGCATATAGAAGTGATACTGTATTTAAACCTGAAAAAGTTGTTATAAATACATCATTTGATGGATTTAAAGTATCTGAAATTTCCCCATTTAAAGGTGATGGAACATTTAAAGAAAACCTACTAATAGATTTACAACCTATAAAAACAAGTATAGAAAAAGATAAATCATCAATGTTGATTTTAGATGAAAAGGATATTAACTCTTTAACTTTATCTAAAAAAGATGCAAATTATTTTTTCCAAAAACGGTTAAGTAATAGTATGAACGACATTAAGTCTAAGATTATACCTATGGTTTTAGTTTTAGCTGCTAAATATGGTGTTACAGATGTTAAATCACTTTTAGAAAAATCCCCGGTCGATTTAGAAGCATATATAAAATCTCTCCTATGTCCTCCTTTAGATGTTATGCAAAATATAATAACTTCTAAAAATAAGTTGGTTAAAAAGTTAAACAACTTAATGAAAATTATAGACAGTAATAGTAAAACATTAGGTATAAATGAAGATATATTAAAAGTATTAAATACAAATCTTATATTATTAAATAATTTACCTATTCCTGTAGCTATTGCTGGGGTAGGAATACCGATGAACGTTATTACAAACGTACAACAAGTAATAAAAACATTAGAATCACAATTAACCAAATTAACGTCTATTAATAGTAGTACATTAGTTATAGTAGCTATATTGAAAAAATATCTTTCAATAGCTATAAAATTACTTAATATTCTAGATCAAATAGTCCAACATTGCTACCCAGACGCTAGCCAAGAAGCAATATCAAAAACATTAATATTAAATTCAGCTGTTATATCAGAAACAATCCCAACCCAATCCCCAAATTCTTTAAATGGATTTACATTTGGAGTTGAAACTGAAAACACTACTAAAACATTAAAACGTAGAAGAGCATTAGCTAAAAATAAAGGTGGTACTGTAATTTTAAATGGAGAGTGGTCTTTTAGTTCAATTGATCAGATATTAATAGATGAATTAATATTCTATATACAACAAAATAATTTAAAAGCAGATTAACCTAATATTTATAAACATATGAAAGCATCAGAATTTAAAAAACTAATTAAAGAAGCAGTTAAAGAAGTAATTCAAGAAGAATTGAGAGATATTCTATTGGAAGCAGTAAGGTCACCTAAACAAATTGTAAGAGAATCATATACTCCTGCACCAACCCATACTCCTGCTCCTTCATATATTGAACCAACAATGTCTGCTAGAGAAAAATACATGGGTATTCTAGGAGAAACTGCTATGAGTTTTAATACAAACGATTTAGCTGCATCAAGACCATTCCAACCACATGGAGACCCAATCAATGGAAGCTTAGGTTCAGGTGAAGTGGGGATGGATCAAATTATGAGTTTACTTAAAAAATAATAAAAATAAATGGCTTTTAATCCTATACAAATATATCCAATTGATTTAGAGGACAGTGTAGCTATTGGGGTTAACATTCCATTTAGTGCACCTTCCGTTTTTACATCCAATTACCAAACAAAGGATGCTATTAAAAATAATCTCTTGAATTTTTTTCTTACAAATCAAGGAGAAAGGCCATTAAACCCATCATTTGGAGGAGGATTAAGATCATTTATATTTGAACAAATAACAAACGACAATTTAGATTTTCTAAAAGAAGACGTAGAGCGAAAATTAACAAATTATTTTCCAAATGTTAAAATAGAAGATCTAACCGTTGCTGGGGTTGGTGAACATAGCATTAAAATTATGTTAAAATACTCAATAATTAATACTAATATAACAGACGGGTTAGAAATTACCTTCACACCATCACAACCATGAGTAAAGATATAAAATACATTAATAGAGATTTTACCGATTTTAGACAACGGTTAATAGAATATACTAAAACATATTTTCCTAACACGTATAATGATTTCTCTCCATCATCCCCTGGAATGATGTTTATGGAACAATCTGCGTATGTTGGTGATGTTTTAAGTTTTTATCTAGATAATCAAATACAAGAAAATTTTATACAATATGCCCAACAGACTAATAATATTTACGAATTGGCTTATATGTTTGGATATAAACCTAAGACAACAACCTCTGCTCAATGTAGCATTGATTTTTTCCAACAGGTTCCTGCTATAACATCTGGATCAAATGTGTATCCTGATTACAATTATGCTTTAACTATAAATGATAATACAACTATTTCATCAAATGGTGCTAACTTCTTAATTCACGATAAAGTAGATTTTTCATTATCAAGTTCCCAAGACCCAACTGAAGTAAGTGTATACCAAATTTCAGGAACTACACCTCAATATTACCTACTAAAGAAAACACGAAATGCAATTTCAGCAACTATAAATTCCCAAACATTTAATTTCACTACCCCAGAACAATTTACCACAGTTAATTTATCAGCTGCTAATTTAATTAAAATATTAGATGTTACTGATTCAGATGGACATAAATGGTATGAAGTAGATCATTTAGGTCAAGAAATGATATTTGATTCTGTAAAAAATACTAATATCAATAATCCTAACAATAACGGAGATACACCTTATATTTTAAATTTAAAGAAAGTACAAAGGAGATTTGCAACTAGATTTACATCAAGAAATAATTTACAATTACAATTTGGTTCTGGTACATCAAATGATATTGATGAAAACATAACACCAAACCCTAATAATGTAGGTTTGGGTTTACCTACAAGACAATCTAAATTAACAGCTGCATATTCACCAACTAATTTCTTATATACTGCAACATATGGTATAGCACCTTCTAATACATCATTAACAGTTAGATATTTAACCGGTGGAGGAGTTAATTCTAACGTGGATTCAAATACATTAACGGGTATATCAACCACTAATGTGAAATTTAATCAAACGAATTTAAATCCAACCACAGCAAATTATATATTTTCATCATTAGCTTCAAACAATCCCAATCCTGCAAGTGGAGGAAAAGGTGGAGATACTATAGAGGAAATAAGACAGAATACTCTAATGCTAGTTGCTTCACAAAATAGATCAGTAACTGCAAATGATTATTTAATTAGAGCACTTAGTATGCCTTCTGATTATGGAGCACTTAGTAAAGCTTATATTCAACAACCAAAATTAACTGATAATCAAGTATCAACTATTGAAACTCTTAATCTATATGTTTTGGCTCAAAACACAAATGGTCAATTAGATTATGCTTCTACAACTCTTAAAAATAATATTAGAACTTATCTATCTCAATATAGAATGATAGGAGATACTATAGAAATAAGAGATGCATTTATAATCAATATAGGTATTGATTTTGATATAATAGTATTTCCTAACTTTAATAATAGTGAAGTATTATTAAATTGTATAAAAGAACTAAAAAACTATTTTGCTTTAGACAAATGGCAAATTAATCAACCTATAATGATACGAGATTTATATATAATGTTAGATAAAGTTAGTGGTGTTC